GTACATCGGCGATGCAATGAACTTTAATCCTAGTGGTGGTACTCAAGCCAATATCTATATAGGTGGTGTCAGCAACAACTCACAGATCTATCTCAGGGGCAATATCTACTTCCCCAACGAAGTCAGTGCCTCTTACCCAGGCAGTTGGAAGTCCATGCATGCCTCCGGAACTGATGGAGTAGCAGAAAGCAATTTTGGTGCCACTGGAGGTAACCTGTACGTCGGTGCTGGATTTGCACCCAGTGTACCTACTGCAGCCAATATGTGGATCGGCGATGCAATGAACTTTAGTCCTGCTAATAGTATTCAAGCCAATATCTATATAGGTGGTGCCAACAACAACTCACAGATCTATCTCAGGGGAGTTACTAATTTCCCCAACGAAGCCGCACCTGTTTCATATCCAGGTGCCTACAGATCCACGTTCTTTGATGCCAGTGGTGTGTTCGAAAGCAATTTTGGTGCCACTAGTGGTAACCTATACTTTGGAGCTGGATTTGCACCCAGCCCTGGTGCTGCAGCCAATATGTGGATCGGCGATGCAATGAACTTTAGTGCTCCTAACAGTATTCAAGCCAATATCTATATAGGTGGTGCCAACAACAACTCACAGATCTATCTCAGGGGAGTTACTAATTTCCCCAACGAAGCTGCACCTGCATATCCGGGTGCCTACAGATCTGCATTTTTTGATTCGACTGGTGTATTTGAAAGTACATTTGGTGCCACTAGTGGTAACCTATACTTTGGAGCTGGATTTGCACCCAGCCCTGGTGCTGCAGCCAATATGTACATCGGCGATGCAATGAACTTTAGTGCTCCTAACAGTATTCAAGCCAATATCTACCTAGGTGGTGCCAGCAACAACTCACGAATCTTCCTCAGAGGGTTCGGTACGGTAGCTCCATTGGGTGGTGTTGGCAACAGAGCAGTATACAGTGACGCCAGCGGAGTATTAACTAATTCGTCGTCTGATAGAACTGTGAAAACTAATATTAGATCTATCACCTATGGACTAGAAGAAATATTACAGTTAGTGCCTGTGATATACAATTGGATAGATGTAGAGCGCCTCGGCAGCCAGGATGAAATAGGACTAATAGCCAATGATGTTGAATTGATTATGCCAGAGCTAGTGTCTATCAACAAAGATGGAACCAAGAGCCTAGATTATCCTAAAATAGTAGCACCATTGATCAAGGCCATACAGCAGATAACTGATAGGTTATCTACCCTAGAAAATAAATAGTCAAGGAGAAATACTATGAACATAAGCTATGAATTAAATGAAATAAAACCAGTGGTTCTGTCAGAATACAACGGTCGCCAGGATGTGTTGAAAGAAATCACATTTACAGTGATCGCAACAGATTCCGACAGCGGCATATCAACAGGAGTAGTGAGAACACATCGGTTAGATATCGATAGAGAGTACAACGATGCTGAGCCATTTGTTCCTTTTGAAAACTTTACAGAATCGCAGATTGACACGATGTTGAGAGATTCTCTGGTCAAAAATGGTTGGAAACAGTTGTTAGAGACAAGGATTCAAAATATGATTGACTCTGCTGGTCCTAGGACTTTTTCATTTCAGAACTGATGGTAGTCTAATCTATTTGAAATAAATTAGTTACACAGGAGATTTTATATGAATCAACACCAAATGCAAAGTCGTCTAACAAACATGCAACTACAGCAAGAAGAAACGCTCAAAGCGTTATCAAACAAAGAAAGAGAAGTCATGCAGCTCAAAGAAACTGCGCTGAAACTGCAGGGAATCATTGATTTTCTCAGTATGGAATTAAAACAGGACACCGAAGGAGATCACTCAATCGATCTAAATGCCTCTCAATCCTAAACTATTAGAAGACAATTACTTATTAGTAGAAAACTTCATAGCAAAAGAAACGGCGCTTTCTCTCTATAAAGAATTTAATAAGTTTTGTTCAGGCTTACTATATAACATGCCAGGGGATAGCCAGGCTCCAAACAGCCCGTTTATCTATAATTATCTTCCGTTTCTAGAAATATTAGTTGATAAGATCCCAACGATCAAGGAGCAGTGTCACGAAACAGTGTTTCCTACCTATTGTTATGGCAGAGTTTATCAGAAACAAGAAGAATTAAAGATACACACTGACCGAGAAGCCTGCGAAATCAGTGCTAGTCTGCACCTGTGGGGAGACAAAGCATGGCCGTTTTGTATAAAAACCAGCCAAGGTGAGACCCGAGAACTATGGTTAGAGCCTGGTCAGGCTGTCATCTACCTGGGCTGCAGAGCAGAGCATTGGAGGCCTAAATTCAGCGGTGAAAAATACGGACAGGTCTTCTTACATTATGTGAGATCCAGAGGACCAAACTCTTGGGCAGTGTTTGACAAAAGAAAAAGATTTTAGATGAATACCTTGCAAGATTATATCAAAGTTTTTGATAACGTTATCCCAAAAAAACTCTGTGACAAGATAATATCTACCACAAAGAACAGTAAGATATGGACTCCCACAGTCGTGGGAAAAAGAGGAATCATAGATAAATCTGTGCGTAACGTAGATATTATATCTATTTCAAAAAAACAGTTACAGAATCAACATCCGATATTAAAAGAGTTAGATGAAGAATTATTCAAATGCAGTTTATCTGCTATCAAACACTATAAATCAAATTTTAAACAGTTAGAAATCAGCAATGACACTGGCTACGATTTGCTTAGGTATTCCCAAGGTTGTTTTTATAGAGAGCACGTTGATAGTTTTTTACAAAGGCCAAGGACGGTCAGTTGCAGTTTTATTCTCAATGATGATTACGAGGGTGGCGAATTTGCTTTTTTTAATCGTGATATACAAATAAAACCATCAGCGGGATCCGCGCTGATGTTTCCAAGCAATTTTATGTATCCGCACGAAGTGATGCCGGTAATATCAGGTAATAGGTATTCAATCATTACTTGGTTTGTTTAACCTGTCATGACCACATACAAATTCAAGATTAAACGATATATAAAAACATGAAAATAGCTATTATAGACATCATAGGCATACCATATGATGGAACCACTGTGTTCAAACAAGGTCTAGGTGGTTCGGAAAGTGCTGTGACACTGATATCATTGGAATTATCTCGTTTAAATTTCCAAGTCACTGTGTTCAACAACTGTGATCTAGATCATGCTAGACCAGGAGTCTATGACTCAGTGACCTATCGTCCTCTGCGTGATCTCGCAGATGATCACGAATTTGATATCGTGATCAGCAGTAGAACCATTATACCTTTTCTAGAGGGCGATCAATTCAACAAAGTTGGTGATACTAGAGCACAGCCATTTGCCAGTATGAATCTCTATGCGAGGATACTCAGCAAAGCCAAACAGCGAGTGCTTTGGATGCATGACACTTTCTGTCTAGGTGATAATCTCATAGAAGAGCTGGCTGTCACTGATCATATCACAGACATATTCACACTTAGCGATTGGCACTTGTCCTATGTCACCAACTGTCATCATGGCCGCAGACGTAATTTTGAAGTTTTGAAACGCAAGATGTTTATCACCCGCAATGGTGTTAGACTCTATCATGCCGAAGTGGATATTGCTGCCAAAGACCCCAATCGATTCGTCTATAATGCATCTGTAACCAAAGGCATGATACCCTTGGTTCAACAGATCTGGCCCAGGATCAAACAGCAGATTCCTCAGGCCAAACTCACGGTCATAGGCGGTTATTACAGATTCACCGTGAATGGTCAGCCAGATCAACAAGAACAAGATTGGCGTAGAATGGCCAACGATCCGGTAAATCAGCAATTGGATATAGAATTCACTGGGGTGATACCTCAGAGTGAAATAGCAGATAGATTGGTGAAAGCCAATTTCATGATATATCCTGCAGCTTTTCCAGAAACATTTGGTATCAGCACTCTAGAAAGTCTGTGCTATAATACCCCTGTAATAACCTGTAGATTTGGCGCACTGGAAGAAATCGCTCTAGAAGGTGCCTGCTATCTCATGGATTATGCCATAGAGCCCAATGTGCTGTTCCCTGATATCAACACTCAAAATCAGGTGAATAAATTTGTTGATCTCACAGTAAGTGCTTTTAACAACAGATATCTGCATCAACAGAAACAGTACTATTGTAACATAGTCAAAACAGTGGCCGGTTGGGATTCTGTGGCCCTGCAATGGAAACAGCACTTTTATCGAACCTGTGGCCGCTATCTGGCACTAGATGAATATCGCAGAGTAACTGAGATCAATCATCGCATACACAAAATATGGCGTAGAAGATACCATAATCTTGTGGAATTAGAAAATCACCGAGTCAATCAAGAATCTACCATCAATATAGTTTCAACTTTCTATAACTGTGCAGACTATATCGCCGACTGTGTAAAAAGTGTTGCCAGTCAAGACTACGACAATTATCATCATTGGTTGATTGATGATGCCAGCACAGACAACACTGTAGAGATCATCAACACTGAGTTAGAGGCACTGCCCGAAACTCTAAGATCCAAATTCACCCTAATACAGAACACAGCCAACCAAGGGGCTGTAAAAAATCAAGTGGATATGTTTAGAACATTTGATGATCACAGCATTGTAATGATTTTAGATGGTGATGACAGCCTGATCAATGACAACACAGTGTTGGCCTATTTCAACGGCATTTACAGTAACAGTGTGGAATTCACCTATGGTAGTTGTTGGAGCATGGCTGATAAAATACCATTAATCAGCCAACCATATCCCTTGCAGGTACGACAAGATCGCAGCTATAGACAACATCATTTCAATTGGATACTGCCTTACACACATCTTAGAACATTCAAGAAATACCTTATCAACGGCTGTGATGACAGTTTATTTCAAAACGAGAATCATGAATGGTACAAAGCCGGAGGCGATGGTGCTGTATTCTATGCGTTGATCGAGCAGGCTGATCATCAAAAAGTTCTGTGTGTGCAAGATGTGGTATACAATTACAATGATATAAATCCATTAAACGACTACAAGGTCAATGCTGTTGAACAAAATGCCACAGCAAGACAGATAATAGGTAAATCCACAATGATAAAAAAAAAGATACTCATAGCAATTCCCACAGCTCGCAACATAGAAGCGGAGACCTTCAAGAGCATCTACGATCAGATCATACCCGAGGGATACCAGACCACATTTCAATACTTTTATGGATATAATGTAGATCAGGTGCGTAATCTCATAGCAGATTGGGCCGTGAATGGCTATGATTATCTATGGGCTGTGGATTCCGATATGGTATTCGCCACAGACACATTAAGTAAATTACTGGCGCACGATGTTGACATAGTTTCTGCAGTGTATAGACAGCGCAAACAGCAGCAGATAATAGAAATCTACGAACACACAGACAGGGGCGGTGTCAGTCACATGCCTTACTGGAAACTACAGAATCAACGGTTATTAGAAATAGCAGGTTGTGGGTTTGGTTGTGTGTTGGTCAAGTCTCAGGTACTGAAAAGCATAGGATATCCTCAGTTTCAATATCATTCTGCATTGAATCACAACAACACTGTCAGTGAAGACATAGACTTCTGCACCAAGGCTAGGAATCACGGATTTAAGATTTTTGCAGACGCAACGATCCTTTGCAAACACATAGGATCTACAGAATTTGTCATTCATCCCGAAGTGGCACCAACCGTTGATCTATCAGATTTTTCTCAACGGTTGCGAGAATTAGGCAGTCAGCGGTTAATACCACAACAGCATGTGGACTACATAGCAAAATTAGGGATTATGCCTAGGGTGATCTATGACATAGGAGCCTGTGTGTTGCATTGGACCAATGAAGCCAAACGCATCTGGCCTACATCGCAGTATGTGGTATTTGAAGCCATGCCAGAATGTGAATTTCTTTATCAAGAACAGAACTTACAATATCACATTGGTGTGCTCAGCGATGCCACTGGTAAAACCGTAGATTTTTATCAGAACACCTACCATCCTGGCGGCAACAGTTATTACCGTGAAAACATAGAAGTCAATGCCCAAGCGCATGAGTATTTCAATGACAGTCACCGAAGATCGTACACCACAGTGACTTTGGATGCCGTGGTTAATCTCAAAAAATTACCCATGCCTGATTTGATTAAAATGGACGTACAAGGTGCCGAACTAGATGTGCTAAAGGGAGCTCAAGATACACTGTCACAGTGTGATCATGTGATACTGGAATTACAAAGTATAGAATATAATAAAGGAGCTCCACTGCAGGACACTGTGATAGAATACATGCAGAATCTAGGATTCCAGAACATGGGTATGTTTAGCACCAACGGACCGGATGGAGATTATTATTTTAAAAAACATAAGTAAAAGATGAATATAATAATCTACACCCTGGTGATGGTACAAATCACTATAGCCTGTGTTACTTTATATTTGCATAGAGGACAAACACACAGAGCTGTGCAATTTCATCCTGCGGTTAACCACGTTATGCGAGCCTGGCTTTGGCTCACAACAGGCATGGTGACTCGACAATGGGTAGCCATACACCGCAAACATCATCAACGTTCAGACCAAGAGGGTGATCCGCATAGCCCACAGATCTACGGCATATGGCGTGTGTTATTCGGGGGAGCATTGCTTTATCACTCTGCCAGCAAAGACACCACCATGGTCGACTCCTTGAGCAAGGACTGCCCCAATGATTGGATCGAACGCAACCTTTACTCCGCACACAGTCGCTCAGGTATTCTACTAATGCTGGTCATAGACCTGTTATCGTTTGGACCGTGGGGACTGATTGTGTGGGGTATTCAAATGATCTGGATCCCATTCTGGGCCGCAGGTGTAGTCAATGGTGTTAGCCATTGGTGGGGATATCGCAATACAGATACCAAAGACACCAGCCGTAACATCATTCCGTGGGCTGTTTGGATTGGTGGGGAAGAACTACACAACAACCATCACGCTGATGGTGCCAATGCCAAGTTCAGTCAACGTTGGTGGGAGTTTGATATAGGATGGATGTATATTTCAATACTGCGGTTCTTTAAGTTAGCCACAGTTAGATAATACCTCATGTTTGAAAGAATACCTGAACCAGAAATAATGCAAAATAAAGATCAGTGTGAGCTTTATAATCAGGAATTTCTTGATTGTCCCGAAATAATTTTAGATTTTATTAATACCTACACTGAATTTTGCGGTTTGACCGAAGGAACTGTTGTCGATCTAGGGTCAGGATCATGCAATTTTGTAATAGCATTGTGTAAAAAATATCCAAGATTAAAATTTATCTGCTACGAGCTCAGCGAAGAAATGATTAAAATTTCTAAAAAAAATATCATTAAAGAAAATCTCAATGATAGGATTGAGATAATACAAGATGATTTTTTAAACGCCACTGGTAAATTTGATTTGGTTATAGCAAACAGAGTTTTACATCATGTCAGCAATACTGTAAAATTTTGGAACATTATAGAAACATTGAGCAACAATGTTTTGGTATGCGATTTGTCTAGACCTAACGATATTAATTTTACACATACATCTCTAACAACTGATGCTATAAATTCATTTCGTTCCGCTTACACAATAGAAGAAGTTAAAGATCAAATTAAAAACTACAATTACCGTATATCAACAAAATTGCTGGAACATGGATTTTGTAAATTCACTATATCTACCAAATTAGATACATTATATCATTCTTAACAACTCCATATCCTTGTAGAGTTATTCTTTGTTCTTTTGTACCGTCGATATCTTTAATACCCACTCTATGCAGTATTTTCTTACTCTGAATCAATAACGATCCTTGAGTGTATTCTACGGTGTTGAACTTTATAAGTTTACAGTCAGGATTTCCACATTCATCACCTACTAAGTCATGATGGTTTTCACACAAGGGCGTTCCACTTTTAATAGAACTGAAGTTTGATTGCGTTTCTGGAAAATAATCAAAACTAGATAATCCTTTAGACAGCATCAGTCCGAATACATAATAATTTTCGAAATAATTGTCAAAATTTTCATAGTCTAAAAAATCTCGGTTATACGGAAATCGAACTAAGATAGTATCGTAATGCCAAACACATGGTTTATCAGACTCATTGCGTTTTATAATTTGAAATCCAGGTCTAGATAAAGTTTGACAAAATTTAACTTCTTGTTGGAATAAACTACTTATTTTTTTACGAAATAATTCCACAGTTGCAGAATCTATAGTATGTTTATTGAAATAGTCTTGTGTTTGGTTTCTTAAAAAACTATTACCTAACACATACATATTAGTATCGGCGCATTTTTGCCACAGAGATTGGGAAAGATTTATTTCTTTTATAGCATCTGTACATTCTTCTTCTGTGAAAAAATTTTCGATTAGTTCAAGCATACTGTATCTATTCAATAGAAACCCCCGAAAGGGGGTTTCATTTACTGCTATCTATAATATTATTAGTATATTGCTCTATGAGCGTAATATTATTTCTTCACGCCTTGGTTAACAAAAGAATACATCTTTTCGGCGGTTTCTAATACTTTATCTAGTCCTGGAAACTCTGGCATGTCAATTTTAGTAATATATTTGCCACTTTTTTCATCACGCTCTGCGGTCAATTCCCAACCGTGGAACTTTGAATGAAATTCTTCGCTAACTAAGCCTTTAGCCATGTCTAGAATATCTGTACGGATTTCGTATCCGTTCTTGTTGAATTTAACTTCTGGTAGTTTTGGTGCTGTAAAAGTGTCTGACATTTTATATCTCCTGTGTGTAATGTCTGTGTCTAGCAGCTACTTCTTTTTCGCTGTTAGTTTATTATATAGCCTTAAATTAAAAAAACAAGCTATTTTGTGATTCTGTTTATCCGTTCGCGGATGATCTCTATCACGGGTTCTGCCAACACCACTTCATAGTGATTGTAGTCGACATCTATCAATTCCATGTCTGCATGATGTCGTTGGCTTTGAATACTAACCACTCCGTCATTGGCCACAACTATGAAAGGACTGCGGCCCTGCACAGTAACTACGTTGCACCAAGGATGCTGCACTTTGATCTTAGCCGCTTCCCGCATGGCCCACGAACTGGGACCAATATCACGCATGAGCCTGCTGAACGGTAAAAAGTATTGAGCATAGTCCGCTACTTCAGCACCGCCATAGGGTGTGCTTAGTGTAACTGCACCCAATACCTGTTTGGGCAAGTGATGGCTGAGATGCAGAGCATATATGCCACCTAGGCTATGGGCTATGAAAAAACACTGATTGATACCAGCTAAACTCTGCTGCATCTGCGCTAGATTATGTTCAAAACCATCACGACTGTCATAGTTTAGGTCCAGACCATTACCTAGTCTGCTTCTTATGTAATTGAAGCTTTCGCCAGTGGCGTTCGCCCCATGTATATAAACCAACTGCATGGTTTATTTACATGAAAAAATTATTCAGCCATCACACGTTTGGCTGCTTCGTACTGTCCAATGCGAGCCAAATGACTGGCAGCACGAGCTCGACCAAATGAATCCATCACAGACCAGATATAGTTGAGAACTGTTTTCATATGTATTTTTCCTTGTTATAATTGAATTCGTTGATGTAATTTTCTAATTGTGCGGCATCGGTAATGCCTTTAGAACTTAGATACTGATCTAAGCGATTTTGATACGTGCTGTCCGGAAATGCGTTACTCAAGCGTTCCAAGATAGACTGCATCCTTTCTGATAGATATTTCATTTTACTTTCCTCTGTAAGTGTGTGTAGCAACACTTGTTCCTACTCAGTATTTACCATGAGAAGTGTTACAACTTGATAAAATAGAACAAACAGTGTATAATATCAAATGATACACAGAGGGTAAATACTACACTGGGAAGGCATATGAAACTTAGAACACGTTCAATACTACAAGAACTGAATGAAATAGCTGAAGTACGCAACAAGGATGCGCTGTTTGAAAGCAGAGCCACAAATATCATCAATTCAGCCATAAACCTACTGGAAAGCCTGCACAAGCAGTATACTCCAGAACAGGCAGATGAGCTTGAGCGCAGATTTGTCAATGCTATCCGCGGACAGGACGCTGCTAAATTCACCCGTGGTATCCGTAAAATCACAGAATCTCGTAAATCGCAGAGAATTATCAACAATGAATAAACTATTTGAAGGTGGCAACGTATTCAAAGATGCCAACAAACAATCACTAACACAGCGCATCGCTACCAAAGATGTCGCAGCTACCATAGACTACATAGAAAAAATCACTGGTCTTGACTTTACCAAAGAACTAGATCCAGATGATAAAAAACCGGTGAAATGGTTGGGAACCACAGGACGCAAAGAAGATCCAGATGGTACCTTTGAGCTGAATAGTTCGGGTGATCTAGATCTATCAGTGGATGCCAATGAAGTAGATAAAAAAGAATTTGCATCTAAATTAATCGCACAGTTTGGTAAAGAAAATGTCAAGCTCACTGGAGACAGTGTGCATTTTAAAACTCCCATCGCAGGGGATCAGGTCAACGGATTTGTTCAGGCAGACTTTATGTTTTCAGTGAATCCCAAGTTTCAACAGGGATCGTTGATAGGCGGTCGCGGGCAGTATAAGGGTGAGCATCGTCACATCGTGCTGAGTTCTATCGCCCGAGCCAGGGATCTAAAATACTCACCTAAGTTTGGTCTTTTACACGCAGACACCAACGAACCTCTGCCAGGCGGAGATGATTGGAATACCATAGCCAAACAGTTGCTGGGGCAAACAGCCACAGTTAGGGATGTGAAAAGCGTAGATAACATCTTAGACTACATAATTAAACTGCCCAACTATGATGATCTTGTAGCAGGTGCTAGAGAAACACTGGGCAAACAGGGAATTGAGTTACCTGCCAAAGCCGCATTAGAAAGCTATCAACCAGGAACCATAGGTTGGATGCGCAAAATGATTGACATAGTACAATGAGATTCTGGGAAATACTAACTGAAGCAGAAGCACCTGCTCCCAAGAAGGTGGGCAGAGAATTCAACCACCTAGAGGATCTAGTGTTCACTGAATCCGATGGCGCAGTCAAGGCCATACAGATACTGAAAGACCTAGCCAAACCTGAAACCAGCATAACCATCAAGTGGGACGGTAATCCCACTGTGTATTGGGGTCGTGAAGACAATGGCGAATTTAGATTGATAGGTAAAAACAACTGGGGTCGTGAAGAAGGTAGATCATCTAGCCCAGAAGAACTCAAACAGTTCATCATGAGTCGTGGCAAGGGCGAAGACTGGCGTGAACGATTTGCCTCAGACATGGCAGCACTGTGGCCCATATTTGAAGCAGCAACTCCTCAAGATTGGCGTGGTTATGTCTACGGAGACATCCTGTTCCACCCAGGCAAGTCCTACACAGGTGCAGATGGCCGCATTTCATTTACTCCTAATCAAACCACTTACTCTGTGATGATCAACAGCGACACGGGGCGAGCACTAGCAGATGCCAAGGTGGCTGTGGCTGCACATAAGGTATTCAGTTATTTCGGAGACAAGAGTGGTGAAGACTTCGATGATCCAGAACTGTTTAATAATACTCCTGCACTAGAAGTATTTGGACTCACAGCAGTCAGCCATAGACCAGCTGTGGGTGCAGCTAATCTAGCCAAGATAGAAGCCTTGGCCAAGAACCAGCCAAAGATCAACAGCCTATTGGCTCCTGTGGCAGGCATGGGCTATCTACAGTCAGAGATCTATACCTTTGTGAATACTCAGAGCAAGGCCAAGCAGTTGGACATGATCAACACTGAAGCGTTTATGAATTTTGTGGGGAAAACTCCTGCCAAAGTTCAGAAGATCGCAGCGCACAGTGAGCGTCATCCCGGAGTCATGGATCTACTATTTGAGTTGGTGAGAGAAATCATGGCTGCCAAAGATGAAGTGATTCGCGAACTAGATAGTGCTGAAGGTGAAATCACAGCCAGCACCGGAGGTAAGCCAGGCGGCGAAGGCTATGTGGCTGGCGGGTCAAAACTAGTGCCACGTGATCGTTGGACTCCGTTTAGAGCCGATTAAGCACGGTTTTTTTCAAAATGACTAAATACTAGACAAGAATCAGGTGATTCTTTATTATTGCCGGCCTCTGAGCGAGGTCATTGATTAAGGAGAAATTATCATGGCAGACGTATATTCAAGAGTAGAAACCGTATCCAATGCGGGCGCAACAGTTGCAACATTTGGTGACAATCAACTAAAACACGTAATCAACCAAGCTGACGTAGGTCGCGAGTTGATCATTAAAATTGCGTTAACAAACATGACAAACGCAAACGTTACATCAATCCGTAACGCTATTACACAATCTGGTGGTTCAGCAGGTTCTTTACCAGCTAACACCGGTGATGCATTCACTGTAGCAGCTATTGGCACAGCAGACGGTTCAGCTTTCGTTAGCGGAACAACTGATGTATTGTTCATGCGTGTTCAAGGCACAGGCACATTCGACACAACAGACGCAGCAGCTGGTATTGGCGGTGCAACTGTAACTGTTGAAGCTGTATTTGCTCCAGCACTGTAATTAGTTAATTCTCAGGGATGGGAAGCATTAAAGGACCGCAAGGTCCTTTTTTGTTGGCTGGAATTTTTAAATGTAAATACTAGCATATTATGGCACGCTATCAAATCATCACAGTGGTCGATATAACTCGAACTAATCCAGTACGAGATGAAACTGACCGAGTCAAACTAGGACAACAGGCCAATTTCAACAGCCTCGTGCAGGCCATCGGCATGCGCTCGAATGTCACTTGGATCCGAGACCCTGAACTGCATGACGGTAGGCTGCCTATAGGACCAGGCAAGGCCGCACATTGGATCTGGCAGTTCGACGCAGAACGTGAAGACGTGTTTCTAGCCCGAGGTGATCCTGTAGCTCTGTTAGTTGATGATCTTAATGGTGTGCCCATAGTTGATCAGCTAAATAACACCGTGGAACTGACCCCTGCTGTGTTTAGAAGCCGAGGTGATAACACTAATATCTGGGTAACTAAAATCAGCAGCTGAACATAAATATATTATCAAGGCAAACCATTAGGCATTCAATCATATCATAGGCACATGGCTCGCAGCGAGCACTTGACTTATTACATTGGAGACGGCCCTAATGCCTACAGTAGCAGAACGTGTTGGAGTAGTTGAAACGCAGGTTGCAAATCTTGACGAAAAACTAGATGAACTAAAAGTTGATGTCAAAGATCTCCACGATTGTCTGGATAAAACCCGCGATGGACTCACTGATAAATTAAATCACATGTATGAAGCCTCCTGTACACAACATGCAGAACTAGGTAAAAAACTCAACGAATTAGAACAAAGCAAGAACAAGATGATGATGTACGGCATGGTAGGCATGGCATTCATAGCTGGTCTGGGATGGACTGGACAGCTGAATCTACAGACCATACTCAAGTTCTTTGGAGCATGAAATAACAGCACTTAAATAAAGGACCAGAGGTCCTTTTTTTATGACAAGAATAAGCCAGCGGCTAGAACACATAGTCCGCAAAGAGCTGCTGCAAAATCCCATACCAGTTCGAACCACGGAAGGCATTCTCGTAGGTGATATACTGATACAGAGCCAGGGTCATATTAAAAATCTTCTGCGTAATGGAGAGATCGTCCACGGAGAAATACATCTCAATGCAGTGGCTATTCGCATAGCCAATCTCATGTGCCTGCGCCAAAGTTCGTTGATTATAGATCGCATCTATGCTGCAGACCAGGACTACGGTCGTTGGTTTGTAGACAGCCAACTGCTGCGCAGCCAATATCAAAAGGCCAAAGACTCCGGAGATCATGATCGCGCAGACATACTGTGGGCTCGGTACTCGGAAAGCCGAGATCGCACGGTTGCTGCTAAAAATTTAGCAGACTCTTTGACCAAATCCTGAATAAATATACTATAAAATCTGGACCCTTAAAACTATGAAAACCACAGACCTTTTTAGATTCAATAGATCAGCCGAACGCATCAATGAA